ATCTCTTTCACTACAACTTTGGGTGGCAAGATGTATCCACCTTCGACTAACTCAGGAGCAGGCACATTGCAGATCGTGTTACCATAAATCTCAGGCATGTTCATGCCTGGTTTGAACACTGTGCTGCTGTACTTTGGTGTCGCAGTGAAGAAGAACGCTCGCGAATCTGACTGACTAAGTTGCTCTGTCGGCGCGAAGAAGTTACGCTTCACACTGTTATGCGCTTCGTCAAAGTATGCAGTGTGAATGTCAATCTCAGCATCCACAATCTTCTGCAAACTGTTGTAAGTGGTGAAGATAAGTTTTCTGCCACGAGTGTACTTACTCCACAGCTTTATCTGCTTTGTTTTAGTTGTGCTGAAGAAGTGTGTCTCCCCTGAGTGAACATGAAGCACACTGACGTTTGTGATATGTTCTAAGAATTCAGAACATAACTGCTCCGCCAACAAAATACGCGGTGCAACTACTACAACTGTGCGATTCACACTATCATCGAACGCAGTCAATGTATCCTGAATCATGCACATTGTCTTGCCACCACCTGTCGGGATGATGACAGTTCCCTTCTCATATTTCCGCATTGATTCACATGCACGCTGCTGATGTGGACGGAGGGAAAACATTGAACCTTTGTTGTTAATAACAGTTTACACGAAAAAGTGCCCACCCGCAAGTGGGGTGGACACCCATTCGATTGTCACATGTAGAGATAACCTCCTGCCCAATCTGCCCGCTCGAAACATTTTTCGCGGGATTCAATCGAAAGAAGATTGTAACGAACGTGCTTTGCAGGTGATTTCCATGATGCTGCTTTGTAAACTTCGCCAGTCTTCTTATCAACAAAGGCATGAACACTGCGGGAACCTGATTCAGTTTCCATTACCAGTTTGTGATACTTACGTCCACTTTCTTCGATGTAGAACTTATATTCGAGAGTGTGTCCCTTCTTGTTGAAATCCATCTGGAGAGCATCGCACAACATCAGGCAATACTTCCGGACGTTAAGTTGAATTTGATTGCGAGCGTCTTGAGTTGCAACGAAATTAGCAAATTCAGTAGTCATGGGTGAATTCCTTTGACTCTTTAATAATACACGCTACAGGCGCTCCTGGGTGCCTCTGTGGACACTATCAGGACTGTCCCCATGCTTTCATATTGTTGAAGTTTGCGCGAGAAAACTCATAGCGATTGACTAACTTATAGGTGCCAAACTCATTGCTGCGAACATAACCTTCACCCTCGCATTGTTTGTTACCAATGTATGCTTTTGCGCCATTGTTGCGACACATAAACAACACATCATCCTTGATAGATTTAATCAAGAACCAGAATGAAATCAGCATAGAATTGTCGAATGTATCTGGCACCACATCAATACCTTCGCGGATACATTTGTTCAATTCGATTCTAAGTTTAGCTGCTTCTTTCTCGTCAACAAACTTCACCAGTTGTGCCATCTGACGAGCGAAACCAACAATCTCGCTGAAATCTTCATCAACTTCCCAGCACTTTGGTTGCACCATTTTTACATGCTCAGTGCTTGGCATGTTGAAATACTCCATTGGATGTGCAATAGCATCGCGCAGATCATTCTCACATTCATAGAAAGTATGAGGTGCTACGATGATATTTTCTGTCACAACATCGTCGAAGACATAAGTGAGTGTGTTAGGAGTGTAAGTATCACTCCCGCCGAAACCAATAAAGTCACCTTGGATGACATTATCTGTAAAAGGAAGATAATCAAAGCAAGCATGAAGGATCTTAGCGACTTCACCTTCATGATTTTTGTCGATGTCATCATGTGACTCATTGATCTTGATTTTTACTTTATTGAAGACAGATTTAGTCCCGACAAAGTGATTACCAGTAGCAGGATTTTTTCCCCACACAATGGCAGGGGATCCGTCCATCTTTACGGAAAGATGTGAAGGAGTCAGGAACCAATCGAGAACGGAAAGATCACCCGAGAGAATAGAATCTTCGGGATGCTGAAGGTGAATGTTTTTCATGAATACATCATTGCATAAAAAAAGGGGTTTGGCAACCCCATTGTGACAGTTATACTTTTGTCTTTTTCCTCCTGAAATAGTCACTCTCACACTGAAAATAGATTCGTGTTTGTATGAATTTAGGATCTCTGTATTCGATTGTGATTGGTTTGTTATTGTATGGATTTCTATGGATTAGTATGTGATCGTATTTGTGAGGTGTCATAAAAACAAATAAGGCACCCCTATTTATAAAGGCATCATACCAAGATTGTCATTCATTCCTTTTTCGATTGGAGTGACAGAAATGTCAAATCCTATCGTAATTCTATATCCTTCATATGGTTCATTCACTACAACTTTATGTATATTATTTCCCCTACCTAAGTAAATTTTTCCCACTTCATTTTTTACTTCCCAATCCTTAAAAACCGTTGTTGTATTTTTTGGATCAATACTGATGTAACCATGATAATCAAACTCATGATTATGCCAGTCCAAGACTTCATCGCATTTATGATAATTTAACCAACATTGCATCCATTTTCGCTTCTCAGGAATATATTCATTGATAATGTCTCGTAACTCATCATATAATGAATACATCAATTCATTTGGAGAACTAAGTGCCCAAAAATTGTAATCAGCGTAAGTCCAGGTGCTACTTTTTCCTTCAAAATAATCTTGATGAATAGAATGACATGCTTCAGTAAGTTTGATTATCTTGTATTGATTATCAATGATTACTTTTGATTTGGCAATAAAATAGGGGCATAATTGCCCCTGATTCTTGTTAATATTCATGCTTTTAATGATTTATAGAACTTCCTCAACAACCGATACAAAGGTATCTATGTAAGTTGATAATTACACAGTCATATTTGTATCAAGCTCATTACACTCAATGTTCATACCAATGATGTCACCTTGCTCGTCAAGAAACTGTTCGATGGATTCATCATTCATGTAAAGAACTTCTTCAATTTGAGGGGTGTCGGTGAACTCGAAAAACATAATGTCGTTTGTTTGACTCTTTTAATATACAGGAATTAAATGGCAGTGGTTGGATCAGTGGACAGTTAGTTGAACGTCCCTGCCCTCCAGGTTATTCTTTACATGTTCTTCCCAGAACATTGCATCTTCGATCTTATAGAAAACTGCTTTATGGCAAGCATATCCTTTCTTCTTCGGTTTTTTGTACGAAACTTGATACTTAATCATGATAATTTACTGGGGATCCAAATACCTACCTACTTGTGATTTGTAGGTGTCAATGTTGCCTCTTCTGTTTTTAATGTACTCTAACTCATGCCAATCCCAATGATGACACACAATTAGAATATGATGTTTCTTGTGCATTGGCACTAAATCATCTTCTTTTGGTTTAACACCAACTTCAATCGTAAGGTACTCTTTGTCAACAAAATACACCCATCCTTCAGCACCTCTCCACTTTACATAATCATCAACTCTAGGAATATAAGACATATTCAAGTGGGTTTAAGTTCAACTGCATTGCAGTATAGGGACGAGTGTTAGTAATATCTACCTGATCTCCACACTTGGAGAAGTTAATAGGCGCGAAATAGACTCTCTTTTTTGCATTGTAGAATCCCCAGACGGACTTAGGTGCCACATCAGTATAGGAGAAACTGCCATCATTGACAATGCAAATGCGATGAAGATTGTGTCGGAATTTTTCAACTTCGTAATGGTATCCTTTGGGAGGTTCATGAATAAAATCAGGTGGAAGTTCAATCATTTCTATTCAAATGCTTTGCTATAACTCTCCGGTGTCATAGGTTCATCATCAATACACAAACTCTCAAACTCTGGATACATCGTAGTCACAATGTATTGAGCAAGACTTTGATTTGGTGCTACAACATAAACATCAACAGAATAAGAACTGGACTCGCCAACATCTTCCATCGCAAGTTCAACATTTGCTTTCCAAATCAATCCATTCTCAAGATGTTCTTTCCAGGTTACAATCATGTCAGGTTTGATCATTCTAACCCTCACTTACTGTAAGTATCATATCCTTTCTCATCATCACTCTTTTTAATTGCAGCACGGATAGCTTCTTCATCTTGCTGAATCGCAATTTTCTGATCAGCAACTTCAATGGTAGCAACTTCAGGTTTGAGATGATGTGCCACAAGATCTGGATTTGGTTTTGATGGATCAAATGGAGAACGTGTGCGATTCTTGATAACAATGAACGCATCTTTATTATATTTGCGAGCACCATAAGGTGCTCCCCATTTTTTATTGTAGTTTTCAGGTTGATGAATACCAGAAACCTGAGTACCACCAATTTCTACGGTGACATCATCATAACAATCCCAACCAAGTTTCGCAATTACATCATAAAGTTGCTGAACAACTCCCTGGTTACACACAGCGATTGCTTTACGAGAGGAAATAACATTGTCGCTCATTACAGATTCTTCTGGTTCAAGGTTTCCAATCATTGCCCCCACTCCTGTCGAACAACGCGCAATCTATCAGGTGAGATACCATCTCTCATGGCATTATCAACCCATTTGATACCATCTGCTTTAGTAAGATGCTGTGCATTTTTATCATAAAGAAACCATCCATTGGTTTGCTCGATGATAACTTTGTACTTTTGATCTTCAGTCATGATTGTTCATGTCCATGTTGTTCTGACTCAGGGAATGGTTGTTGCTCTGACTCAGGGTGATTTTGTTGTGTCATGATGTGAAAAACTCCTCAATGTAGTAGTCAACAGTTACTTCAAGTTCCTCTGCTTCTTTTTCAACTTCTTTCCAGAAATCGGTGGCGATGTCTTGCCAATACTTCTTTTCGGTGTCAGTCATTGCGCGGATCCGTTAGGTAAAGTTCTTGAAATTCAATCGTTTCTTTAATAGAAACAATTTTATTGTAAAGCAAAGAGACTTTTGGACTTTTGCTATCAGATTTAGGCAACTTCTGGAGGGCGGTTTGCAGCACCTCCAGTT